TTATTCTGCAATAGTTAAAGCCTTATCATAAACGCCCTTAACAAGCTGAGCCATTTCAGCTCTTGTAATGTTCTTAACAGGTTCAATCTTGTTGTCAGAACCCTTAACAATACCAGCATTTACAAGTGCAGCAACAGAAGTTCTTGCATAGTTTGCAATACCTACTGTATCGCTGAAGTTATCAAGGCAAGCTACATCAGTATCAAGTTTAACGCCCATAGCATTAAGAGCGTTAGCAACCATAACCATCATATCCTGTCTTGTAATGTAATTTTCTGGCTTGAATGTGTTGTCATTGTAGCCGTTTACAATACCGTAAGCCTTAGCTGTAGCAATAGCCTTTGCGTAGTACTTGCTAGAATCTACATCGCTGAAGTTAGTTGTTGAAGTAGAGTCAATACCAAGAGCTCTAACGAGCATTACTACAAAGTCGCCTCTCTTGCTGTTAGTAGCAGTACCGAATGTATCAGCACTTAAACCATTAACAACGCCTGCCTTAGCAAGTGTAGAAACTGCATCATTTGCCCAGTGAGTTGCAGGAACATCCTTGAATGTTACATCAGCACCGTCAGCCTTAGGTGGGTTAACAGCGAATGCAGCATTAGAAGTTGTAGCTTCTGTAGCTTCACCAGTAGTTACTTCTGTAGCAGTTTCGTCAACTGTTGTAGCTTCAGTAGTAGTTACCTTAGCACCACTATTGATTACAGCACCTGAACCGCCACCACTTGAAGTCTTCTTAGTAGTAGTTTCTGTCTTAGAAGTTGTAGCTTCTGTAGTTGTTTCAGTTGTAGTAGTAGTAACAGTTGTAGCTGTTGTCTTTTCTGCTACATCTGGGTAAACAACTTCGTCGCCTGCGTCGTGAACATAAGCAACCTTTCTTGCAAGGAATGGACCCCAGTTGAATGAACCGTCAGCTCTTCTAGTATAGTGCATATTTTCATCAATAGAAGAATATGGGTCAATACTTTCGAAGAAGTTTTCTGGATTTACATATTCATCATTAGAGTTCTTACCCTGTTCGCCGTTGTAGTAAGTGATGTAGTTGTTTTCACTTACGATAGGAGTCTTGCTGAGGTTACCGTATGTAGTATCAGGTTCGCCCTGGTCAGTCCAAACACTACCAATCTGGTCGAAGTTAATAGCACCCTTAGCTGGGTCTGCACAAGAAACAACGCCCTTCATATCGTAGTCGAACTTATAAGGCTTCTTGTTAGCATCTGTCTGGCTACCGTTTTCATCCTTCATAATGTTACCAGTACCAGAGTAAAGCTTAATGTTAGGACCTTCGTTGTTATAAGAAATAATATTTCTCATCTTGAAACCTGGGTTGTAGTTAGAGTCTACACCACTTCTCTTGTTACCCCAAGAGATACAATCCTTTAAGTAGTGAGCAACATGGATGTTTTCGCCACCCATCTTGAAACCGTTACAACCAGCACCGTTGCCCCAGTCAGTTTCTGAAGCATCGTCATTTAACTGGTAACCATTTCTATAAGCTACACAATTTTCAACCTGAACAGGACCGATAGCACCTGTTGCAAGCTTAGTATAACAATCCCAACCATCATCAAGGTTGTGGTGAGATGAACAACCAGAGAATACATTGTTGTAACCTGCTGTTAACTTACAAGCGAAACCATCGGCATTATTCTTAGATGGGTCGTTGTTGTTGTAAGATTCACAGTTTAATACAAGGTTGTTGCTTGGCCATTCGCTTACAGATACTTCTGTAGCAATTAAACGAGAAATCTGGAAACCTAATTCACCATTATCATGGAAAGTACAGTTCTTAACTTCATCGTAGTGACCACCGAGGTAGAATGCCTTACCGTTACCCATAGCATTCTTTACTTCAATACCATCAAATGTCCAGTAGCTACCTGATACAGAGAAACCTTCGTACTTGCCTTCAAGGTCAAGAACTGGGTGAGCACCTTCGTCAGCCTTAATAGTCTTTCTACCGTCAGCCTTACCAGAAAGTGATTCGCCAATTTCAATCTTAGCAGCTTCTGTATTCTTAATCTTGTATGTACCATCAAGCATTACAATAGTAGTACCAAACTTAGACATACCAATAGCTGATTCAAGGTCAAGAGGATTTTCTCTAGTACCGTCACCATCTACAGCACCGTCTGGAGCTACATATAATGTGTTAAAGTCCTTAATATTGCTCTTCTGAGTTACATTAAATCTTGTTACAACTGGTTCAAAAGATACACAGTTATCAGCTGTACTTGGCTTGTAAACGATAGTAAATTCATTTACAGAATCAGGTACAAGTGTAGTGTTGTAAATAGAAGTCTTCTTAGATACAGCACCGTCCTGAATGATAATGTTACCATTCTGAGATACATCAATCTGACCACCGTGAGGGTTGTTAGCCTTGAAGCTTAACATATAGTCAACAGTAGTAGAGTAGTTACTAGAAATCATAGTAAGCTTTGGTGAATATTCCTTTTCATCAGCAGGAATAGTTACCTTATCTGTGTTAGGGTCGATTTCGTGAAGTTCGATATTTTCGAATGTAGCATCAGCCCAACGACAAGCAGATAAACCTACTGTCATATAAGTATCGTTCTGAGTATCTAATAATGAATTTAAGTTAAGATTACTAAGTGAATCATATTCAGTCTGAGTCTGACCAGTCTGATAATCATATGTAGTAATCATATAACCTTCATTAATCTTCTGTAATGTGATGTTGTACTTATCACCCTTTACAGGAACAGTATCAGTAGTATCCTTGATACCAACTCTTTCACCACCACCATCAGTAGCAACTACGCCAGTTCTGATAAGGATGTTAATTCTGTTCATCTGACTCTTAGTGTAGTATGTAGAACTCTTTGTATCTGTTGGATATGTAGAGTCTGTTGTAGCACCTGCAACTACGATGTTAGATGCGAAAGTATTTTCAACATCTGTGTAAGAAACAGCATATGTATCCTTGTTCTTATCAGTTACAGTCTTATTTTCAATATAAGCTTCATAGATATCAACAGGAGTACCGTCGTCATCCTTCATAGCCTTTGTTGGGTCAGTAGTCATATGGTTACCAAGACCACCTGTGTAGTTACCATCTGCATCAATACCACCAGCAAATGGGATAACGTCTCTTGCTTCAAGACCGAACATTTCCTGACCTGTACGAAGCATATCAATAGCTGTTGTACGGTCAACACCTGCTGAAGCCATCTTAGCTTCAATTCTAGCAGCATCAGCTGGGTCATCAGGGTCAGCAACGTATCTGTTTACTGTTACATCAGCAGATAACTTGAAGTTCTTCTTAGCATCTACTAATGTATAGAAGTAAGCCTTACCATCCTGGTCACCAGACTGCTTACCAGACTGTGTCCAAGAATTTAATCTTACAGAACTTACATTGTCAAGCTTACCGCCTGTCATGTTGATTGAACCGAATTCTTTGTTCTTAGAATCGTTTACAAACTGGTTACCTTCATTATCTGTTAAGATAACCTGAGAAGATTTACTTTCTGCGTTACCAGATACACCCATTGAAGATGCACCGAATAACATACCCTTCCAAACGTAATCCTTCTTAGCAGTTGTAGTAGTTACAAGTTCGATAGATGAGCTAACACCTAAAGTATTTACATTAACGTAAACCTTACCTGTACCTTCAGAAGCTGTGCTAAACTGGCTTAAATCAAGATAATACTTTGCAGCCTTAGCCTCTGCTTCTTCTACAGCGTTGCCTTCTGAATCATAGTAGTTAGAACCATCGAATAAGTAGTAAACAGTCTTGCCGTCCTTATCTGCATCGATATTCTGAGTTCTACCATCGTTGTAAAGAAGTGTTACCTTTAATCCAGTTGGGTCAAAGCTATCGCCTACCATATAAGTAAGTAATGGATATGATTCAATCTGTGGGTAAACAATCTTAACAGTTGTTACAAGAATGTCATAGCTTACAGTAACACTAGGGTCATTCTTATAAGTAACTGTAACCTTCTGGTTACCTACCTGAGTAAGGTCATAACCTGAGTAAGTGTAAAGGCTCTTGTCAAGAGTACGGTATACTGTAGTACCATCTTCAAGAACATACTTACCTTCAATTATAAGACCTGAATCATCAAAGCTTTCGCCCTGAACGAAGTTTACCTTATCAGGAACAACACCAACTCTGATGCTTTCTAACTTAGCATTCTTAACGTTAATATCGTAAGTTGCACTAACATTGTTAGGGTCAATAGTTGTATCAGCATCTGTGTACATTACTGTAACAGTCTGCTTACCAACTAAATCAGACTTAAGTTCTGTGCCTTCTGGTAATTCCTTACCATTTACATAGAGCTTATAGTTCTTTGTTGTTAAAGTCTTTGTAGTACCGTCTTCGAATGTAGCAACTGGAGTAAGACCGTTAGAGTCAAATGCAGTATCTACAAGGAAGTCAGTTCTTACTGGAAGATAATCTAACTTAAGGTCTGTTACCTTCTTACCTGTAACATTTACATTAAATGTAACAGAAGCAGAACCTACAGAAGCCTTAATTTCCTTTTCACCAACAGATGTAAATGTATTCTTACCACCTGTTGTATCTTCGAAACCAGTTAATGTAATATCATCTAAGCTGTCGATAATATCAGTAGTACCGTTTTCGTAAACAACCTTTACAGATAAACCTGTAGAGTCGAATGCTTCACCAACATAGTAGTCAGTCTTGTTTGGTAAAGAGTTTAATTCAAGACTCTTAACCTTTGAGCTACCAACTGATAACTTGTGGTCAGTTACACTAACGTAAGCATCTCTTGCTGCGAAGTAACCAACATAAAGCTTTTCAGATTTAGCAAAGAGGTCAGAAACGTCAATAACCTGCTTGCTACCATTGATAGTGATTGAAAGAGATGTACCACTCTTTCTTAAAGTATAAGTAACTTCACCGTCATAATCCTGCTGGTTAGTACCGATAGGAGTTGCATCGAACTTAGCCTTGTTACTCTTGTCATTAGAAACTCTTGTGCAAAGGTAAGCCATAGCTTCAGTCTTGTCAGGAACCATAGCACCTGCCATAACTGAATTACCGTCAGCTACACCACTAGCTACATCAGTTGCAACACCTGTTGCGTCTTTTCTGTACTTGCTGTCAAATACAATAAGACCTGAACCACCCTGTTCCTTAGGGTTAAAGTTCTTACCCATACCAAGCTTCATTTTACCTGTCATTACAAAGTCGTCATCCTTTGAAATTTCAGACGCATAGTAAGTGTAAGAATCTTCAGAGTTAGATAACTTACCAATAGCCTTACCAGCTGAAGCTGTATCTACATATACCTTGAAAGCTGTATCGCTAGTCTTGTCAACTTTGTTGTAGATACTTGCATAGTTAGCTGATGATGGGTCATCGTTACCGTTGAAACCGTTACCGCCGATAGTCATTTCACCAGCTTCAACAGCTTCGCCAACTTTGCTAACCTTTACATTGTTATATGTAATATCAGCACATCTTGATGCAAAGAAACCAACATAAATATCATCAGTCATTGAAAGTCCAGAACCGTCAATTACTGCTGATTCTGTACCAAATGTAACTGTATAGTTAGTACCAGACTTCTTGATACTTACAGGAATATCATCGCCTGGCTGTGGTACAGATGTAAGTGTAGTAGTCTGCTTGTCAGAAAGTGCACCAGCTTTTCTTGTGTATGCAAAACTCATATCACCTGGAAGAGCATCGCCCTTTACTGTTTTAAGCATTTCAATAGGACCTGCTGTAACATAATCACCAAGAGTAATAGAATCTGTAGTGTTACCGTCGTTTACAAATACCTTATCTCTTACTGTAGCACCGAAAGAAACCTGATTGTTTGCATTGTTAATACCATTTACATGTGCAGTAGCAGAAATTGTAAAATCGTCATCTGCTTTTAACTGCTGATAGTACATTACAATACCATCCTGGTCAGAACTAATCTTACCCTGACTATCAACAGCCTTTGATGGGTCATTGTAATCTGGTATACCCATTCTTACCTGAACGCTGTCACCATTTTCCTTAACATCGTAAGGCATAACACCGTTTTTGTATAATGGACTTTCAGTATTACCGTAGTTATCAATTCTTTCCTGTGAACCTACACTACCGAAAACTGTAGCTTTCCATGGAGAAGTTGTTGGCCAAGTTTCGCCATCAACGATACCATATTTATTAGATGGTGTTTCCGCGTCATCGCCGCTTGCAGCACCACCAGTAGCAACAGTATCAGCTGGTGCAGTTTCTTGAGTTTCAACAACTGGTGTTTCTGTTGTTGCTTCTGCGTCTTGAGCATAAACTACATTAAATGATGTAACAAGCATCGTTGTAGCTAATGCCATAGCTAATAATCGCTTTTTCAAAAAAATTCCTCCTTTATATAAAGTTGACACCTTGGACTCGAGTGTCCCTACGAATACAAGACAAAAAAACAGCCCTCCTCACTTAAACAAACCGTTGCACCTCAGTCTATCCAGTCAAAAGCACCTTTTTCGAACATACATACTCGTAGTCAATATCATTATATCTAAATTTCGCCTAAAAAGCAATATTCAAACCCACTAAAAAGCACCAGTTTTTACAATTCTAATATTTATTTATAGAAACTTTTTGATACATATTTACCATATTTCATTTTTATAACTAAATATAGGTGTGACCCCACTATTTAAGCCTAAATCTTCTAAAATTTACATTAATTTGATAATTTTTATCCTTAATATCAATGTTTATATTAATAGCCTTTTGTACAAAATGCACAAATTTCCTTTTTATCAAAAACTTACAACATTAATTAGAATTTTAACTATCTTGTAAATACCTGTCAGCATTAAAAAAGCCGACATACTCTATAGTACATCGACTTTTTATTTGGTTTACATTCCGTCAATTTTATTAAATTCTTCTACAATTTTGAAATCTTCAAATGTAAATTCCATATCTTCCTCTAAATATTCTCCCTCAGCATCAAACTTTGCAAGCACTCCTCCGTCAATGTTACAGTCAATAAGTATTACTGACTGTCTGCCTACATCACTTGACGGGTCCTCGTTTACCACCTGAATATCAAAATATATATCCTGACCTGTGTTTTTGTATTCCTTTAACAGTCTACGAAAAATACTTGTGTTGTAGTGAAACTTTGCACTTCCCTTTCCTATCCAGCCTGTAGACCTATTTCCTCTGCCTGTTTTGCCCAATATAGGTACTTGAATTTTTGTTTTCTCCACTTTAGCTGTTAAGTTTATTGCCTGCATAAAGTTATATCTATTGTTTTCTATTGTAACATAACATTCTGCCATTTTAGCACTTAATGTGTCCCTTACATTCATAATTACACTCATACCTTAACCTCCTTTATTCCAATGTAACTTTCATATAAAGCTGTTCCATTGAGTTTACTGGGCATATCTTTTCATAAATAACAACGCTGTTTTTGCTTTCGCCCATTTCTACAGAAATAGCCTCCTCGTCAAATTCATCTAATGCCCTTATATTTACAAGTTTTTCGTGGTACTTTACTAAGTCAGACCAAAGGGAATTTCTGCCGGAAGTATCATTAGGCACTTTGCCCATATAGTATTCTTCAAAAAGTACAGCTACATCACTAGCTATTTGGTCACATATTCTTACTGTCTGATTATTCTGAAACATTTTGCCCTTTTCTGTAGTCACACTTACAAAAGAGTTAATGTCCTTTAAAACCCTAATTTTATCCCCCACTCTGTGAAATACAAATTCTCCCGACTTAATCTTGTTTTCAAGCTGGCTTTGAGTATAAAGGCTGTCTATTTCAATTTCTCCGTCATATACCTTGTTAGTAAGACTTTCATTTATTTCACAACCTGCAACTGCACCAGCTACCCAGTAAGCCACCAAATAATCTTCTTCAGATACTGCATAAGGGTCAATGTTTATTACACCCTCATAATCAGCAAAGTAATTGTGTACTATAGACTGGAACTTCTTGCCTATGGTGTCCCTCATTCTCTTTGTGTACTCTGCTACAAGCTGATTAATGCTTTCATTGTCTGATATTACAGTAATGGCATTAAAACTGTAACCTGAAATATCGTCTAAAAAACTTTGTACTGCCTGTCCCGTAGTAGCTCCATTAGTACCACCTGTCATTGGCGTACTTGCTGTATTTGTAAGTGTTGCATTTCTTTTCCATACAACAAAGTTATTATCTTTTAATTCTGCCATAGTCTTTACCCTCTGAGTATCTACAATAGTTGTTCCTACATATACATATACATTTTTGTAACTGCTGTCATCAGGGTCTGTATAAACTGAAATTTTAATATCATTCCCTCTTAAACCTGTATATCTAGCTTCTCCAAAAGCACAGCTTGCCTTTTTAGCATTATTTCCATTTATTCTACCAACATATATTTTTTTAGCATTTTTGAACACATCTCTAATGCCAATCATTTTTCCATCTAAAGCATCATAACCAAACAACGCCATACTGTTTTTATAAAAATCCTCAGCTGTTACTTCAAAAATATTATTAGAACCCCAGTTAAAACTATCCCCTAAGGCTACTACACCTCTTTCTCCAAAAACTGTTGCCCCTGTAGCTGTTGTTACAAAGTTAATATAAGCCCCAGGAATTGTCTTATTCTGTGTTACAAATGTTCCCCCACCTAGTGCCATAGACTACACCTCACTTTCCAAAAAGTCATTTATTGCCTTATCTACTTCTTCAAGGGTGTATTCCTCGTTTTCATCAAGCACAACACCCAAAATATCAATGTATTTGCAATACTTCTTTGACTTTTTAATTTCTTCTACTGCAAATTTTTCTTCCATATAAATACCTCCTATAAACTACCGTTTTTCTCCATATAAGCACAAAGCTGTGTATAGTTCATATCCTCTACATTGGGAATATTTTCGTAACTGTCAGCTGGTACAGTTCCCTTAAACTCCTGCTTATTAAAAAGATACTCTGTATCCTTATTGCCCTTTAAATTGTCAAGCTGTTCCTTAATGCCAGTTAATTTGCCATTTTCATCAAATTTAATTTCTTCCATATTTAGTAGAGCCTTAACAGCCTTATTTGTTTTAACACTATAGGAATTAAGTACATTTTCAATTTCATAATTTAATTTAATGTCTGCAATTTCCCTGTCCTTTTCTTCAATACTTTTATTAAACATTTCCAAAATTTTATTGCAGTTTTCTTCATCAATACCCATTTCTAAAAGTCTGTTTTTCAAATTACTTCCTCCTCTATTGTAAAATCGTATTTATTCATAATTGGCTTTTCTTCATCATATATGAAGAAACAGTTATAACTTACTGTAAAGCAAATATTGTCATCATTTTTCTCCATTGTCATATTAGTACCCATAATAGGTCCATCTTCCATTTCAAGTGTAGAAAACAGTTGAAACAATGCCATAACAACATCATTGCTATCCATTCTTCCACCATTTCCATAGTACCTTACTTCAAATGTATTTTCAGATTTATACCTTTTTCCCAGATAGAGGCTATTCTTTATTTCTGTACACTCCAACTGAAAACAAGGTTCTTTAAACCCCTGTGGTACTTCATCAGCAAAAATCTTGCAGTCAGGAAATTTCTTTCCCAACTGCTTACCCATTGTCTTTATAATTTCATTAACCACTATGCCCACTCCTTAACATATTCAGCTACAACCTCACAATGAGTTTGAAACTCTGCTGTAGCTCCAGTATTTTTAAGTTCCGTTGTTTTATTTTCACTTTTCACTACTATGTAACTACCCTCTTTTATGGTTATATCCTTAGGAAAAAACATTTTCACAGTTGTTCCCTGTAATGAAACACCGTCTGAATTTTTCTCCTGTCCTGACTTTAACTTGCCATTAAAAAGTCCTGTAGCATAGGATATTCTACAAGGCACATTACTATGTACTATCTGTCTTTTGTGCCTTGTAATACTATCCTCTGTAATTTCACTATATTCGTAAATATCACATTTCAAATTCATAAGACCCTCAACAACCTTTTTAGCCTTTACCAACGCATTTTTCGGTAGCATACTAATTCACTTTCCTTTTTAGTAAGTGTATTTATAAGGTTGTCAAAAAGCTGAGTTTGATTAATTCCCTCATTAAATGAAATACTTACATCGCCCTCCTGAATATTTGAAACAGCACTTTCCACATCAAAACCATCTAACTCTCCCATAGAAGCCTTAGTCTGGAGGAAACTGCCACAGCATATGTCTGTGGCAACATATTTCAATCCCTCCGGTACAGACTCTAAATTACAGTAGTTCATAATATACTGTTCAGTTTCAATCATAGCCTGCTCCAATGTAAATTCGTCATCTTCCTGAAGTTCATAGCCTAGTGACAAAAGTCTTAAAACAACATCATCGTAATTTAACATTTACGCTCTACCCTTTGAAATAATTCTGGCAATAGGAATAGCCTTGTGGTTAATGTATTTTGGTTCTTCTGAACCGTCATTGACAAGCTCCCAGTTCTGACCGTCTGCAAGCTCCTTATTAGTTGGTGACAATGTTTTCTGATTTTTCTTTGTATAGCTGATACCAAAAGGTGCAAAGCACTTTCTCTGTCTGACATATAAAGTATCCTGACCACCTTTTACCATTGGATTTCTGTCCATTTCGTAAGGTACTTTAGCACCAATATCCTCGTAGTCAAAAGCACCTTCACCTAAAATATATGTAGTGTAGACACTTTTGCCGTCTTTACCCTCACTAACCGGCATAGAATCATCTATTAAAACGGCTCTGCCATTCCATGTAGCAAGAGTTAAATCCCTCTGAATACCATTTCTGTCGGTCTGCTTTAAGTAAGCAAGAAGATTGAGATTTTCAAGGTTTGTTGCTACTTCTGAGTGCATAATAGCAATAGTAAAAGAGTTCTTATTATCCCCACCTGCTTTCTGAATAGCCTTGTTCAATGTAGCTGGCTCTACCATTCCGTCATTTTCTGATGTAATATCGTAAGTATGCTCATTTACAAACTTGAGATTTTCTTCTCCTGTCATATTGTAAATACCTGTTAAAATAGCAAGTAATGTGTCTTGGTCCACATCGTCAAAATATTCTGACACCTGCTGTGCTACTGAATCCATAAATCCTCCACCGGCAGTAATATCCTCTGCAAAGTCGCTTTCTACCCACGCCTTTGCTCTACCTACAACAACTACACCTCTTTCATATGAAGTTGTTGTATCAGCCATAATATCTGTTTCGCCATCATAGTTGAGAGGTTCTCCGTCAAGTAAACCGTACATAGGTAATATTGCATAGGCTGTACCTGTCTGATTGCTAAAAGCATTTCTGATTTCGCTGTTTCCTCTTAAAGCCCTACTTCTGATAAGCTCGTTTTTATTTAATTTTGGAATTCTTTCAATGTATGCACCAAAAGCCTCCGGATTGAATGTTTTACTATTAAATTTTGCCATAAATTTTTTCCTCCTTAATTATCAAACAAATTCTGTATTTTGATTTCCTATTATTAATTTTGATTTTGATGAGCTGTCCATAACACTTATTTTTACTGGCATATTGCCCATATAGTTGTTAGATAGACAGTAATTTCCACTTATAATGCCTGCTGAAGGCACACTATTACAATTTATAATTGTTGCTGTGTCATTTTCCATTCTTGCAAAGCAACAATTTACTATTCTCATAAACGCTGAACAGTTTTTAAAACATATTGAATTTACCTTTAATTGTGTGTTCTGATACTGTGCGAACCAGCAAGTATCTATTACTATGTTTTCAGCTCTTACATATAGTAAAGGCTCACTTTCATTACCCTTGCTATCGCCAAATTTTAAATTTTTAAGCTCTACATCTTTCCCAGTAATATTAAAAATAGCCTTTACACTATTGCCACCAACCTGATATAAATTGGTAGTGTTGTTACAACCATGTATGTAAAGTGTTTTGTTTATATTGACAGTAGACTTAAACTTATAATATCCACTTGCCACAAATATAGAACAGCCGTCTTCTGCCGAATTTATTGCATTTTGGAAAACAATAGACGAGTCCTCTGCCGAACATATAAAATCAGCAGTTTTCTTAACTCTTTCACTACTATTTTCTGACGCAATTACAATTTCGTAGTTACTCTTTACCGTATTATTGTTTTTTGCCTTGTCAATACCGTCAGCTAAAGCACTAAAATTTCTGTTAAATATATTTATGTCATAAAAATCCGTTTCCTTTGGATATGTTAATCCATAATTTGTATTCATACTTCCTCCTTTATCTTGGACTTTCTCCTCCTGTATTAATGCCTTTCACAAGTTTCTCTACAAGAATGTCCAATATATCTTCCCCATTTTGTCCTGTTATATTTTGTGTAATACCACCCATATTTATATTTATAGAAGAACTGTTGTCAGAGCTTGTATAATTTCTTTCCATAGCTTGTGGAATATAACTTCTGTCATCGGCTATAAAGCTTTTCTCCATAGATTGAAAAATGGGACTTGTAACCCCAATATTTTTCACAATTTGTGGTATAAAGTCTTTTTCAGTCGAACATACTTTTTGAATTTCATTAATATTTTCTTCCATAGGGTCAAAATTGTTAATAACACCTTGGTTTTTAACATTTGTGAACAATTTATCAACCACATTATGCACATACCCACCTGTAACCCCAGTATTTACTACTGTTTCACAGCTTTTTATGTATTTTTCGACTATATTTTTACTGTTGTTACTTAAATCTTCTATAGCACCTATATTTCCGCCTAACCCCTGTAAAACAGCACCTTTGTCAATATTTGTCATATTATTTTCATAGCTATCCTTGAATAATTTTTCAAAAAATAAGTTTTCCACATTTCCACAATCATTTTGTGGATAATTTTCTCCATATTGTGAAAAAGTATTGTTCATAGCTCTAACCCTCTTATTTACTGGATTTTCTTCATCGAACATAGTTTCATTTTTCAAGTAATTTTCTATAAAAATATTTGAGTTTTCCACATTATAAAGCTCCTCTATAATGTCTAAAATATCTATTTTTACCACCCTCTTTACTACGGTATATTTAACACCATACCAACTTTTATAAGATTGGAATTTGTTATTTTATCTTTGTTGGCATTAAAAATCTCTTTCCACCTGCTTCCGTCGCCATAAATACGCTTTGCTATTTTCCAAAGACTATCTCCTGAAACAACGGTATATGTATTTACTTTCTTTTCCGTATCTGTTCTTTCTACTGATGAACTACTTCTTCCACTTTCCTCAACATATACAGCACCAAAAGCCCTGTACTCTCTTAAAGTAATATCCATAACAATGTCATAACCATTGTCAGCAGACTCTGTAAAGCTATAATCCTCTATAACAGCCTCAATATCTGTATAATTTAAAACCCTAGTAATATTAACTTCCCTAGTGATTACAAAATGGAAAGGCTTTAAGTCACTTTTTAGCTTTTCAATAGCCGTTTTAAAATAATCTGCATCTTTAAATCCATAAACATATCTGGAAAAAGGATACTCTGTATTAGGTAAAATAGCCTGAAATTTTATAGTCTTTAATTTTCCCGTTTTAGGAAAAACTACTTCATTACCATTTACGCAGTCAAAAAGTGTGTTTTTAGTGCCACAGGCAATAGTTACTTTTTCCGGTGTAATAGGCAACAGTATATCTCCTAGCCAAAATTGATACATTATCTGCCCTCCTTTTCAAGTTTCAAATCTATTGCTCCTATAACAAAAGCCTTTTCTTTTTGGCTCATTGTCATAAACTGAGAGGGCAATATTCCAAGCCTGTGCAAGCAATAATAAGCATAGTTGGCTTGAAAATCTCCCTCTCTTATTATTTTTTTGCCTTTTCAATATCCTCTCTAAGACTTGTAAAACCGTTTATATCCTGAACAAAGGATACAAGAGAATCGTATTCTCCTGGGCAATCTACAATAGCCTTTAAAAGTGATTCCGGAGTTTTTTTGCCATAGCTGTCCTGCAAATCGGCATCATATAAATTAGGGTAAACTACAGACATAGCTGTAATTTTACTTAAATACTTGTTTACATTAAGTCTGTATTTGCCACCCTTTTCCTCCATACACTCCTGTCTTATATCCTCATTTTCCTCTGTAGTAATATGTCTAATCTGCCACATAACCACATTACCATTTTCATCTTTTAAGGTACTGCATACAGGCATTTCCCTGTTTTCCCTATTCTCTTTATTGCATTTAAAAAATAACTCCATTTCTCCCATAGTCTATCTCCTTTCTCTTATTTCCTTGTGACTATAACTATTTAACTGTAAATGTGTACACTCTGCTGTCATCAGGTGAGTGGCATACATTTGATTAATCTCTAGTGCTATGTTGCAAGGCACATATTTTTCAAGTAGCTGTTTTATAGCCGGCAAATACTCTCGCCCCTCTGATGCTACATTTATTTTCAAATTGTATTCATCAGTAAATTCATACTCCACACCAGAAGAAAATTTTGTCAAAAGTGAAATCAAGTCCTGTTTTCCCTTTCTCATTTCAGCTAAAATATTGTATCGCCTTAAAGCTACAGAATTTCCCTCTCCATTAATGCCAAGTATTTTTTCCATACGACTTAAACCTTGATTTTCAGCTGTAGTCACAAAATTTTCTTTCATAAAATCAGTAATAGCCCTTTGTATTTCTTCGTTCTCTATATCAAAAGCCGAATTTATAATTCCAAATTCCTTTACATTTCTAAGAAATAAAGGCAAATAGTCATTTAAAGCCATATCCTACACCTCCATATTTATAACTGGTGTGCCACATATTTCATCATCAGCTAATACAATGTTGTGTTGACCCTCAATATTCATCTGTGCAATAGTAGTTATGCCCTCAATATTGCATACTCTTGAAATAATCTGCAAACTGCTTACAGTAATGTTATCTGTACTGCTGAATTTAGAATTAAGCTCATTAAAATACTGGGTTACAGCCTGCTTTATACTTTCCTTAACATTGTCCTTTGAATACCCCGAGCCTAAACTTACACTAATATTTATGGTTAGCTTTCTAGCCTTAGCACCTACTACATTTACTCTGTGACCAATAGGTGCTACACCTTTGCCACAACCTGTGCTGTCTGCTGGGTCCAGTTTTTCCTTTACGGAATTACAAAGTTCACTAGACGGAACACCATTACTGCTGTCAAGTATAATTACCTTTACAGTTCCACCTCCGTCATATGCCCTGATTGCTCTTGCCTGTCCTACACCACTTATAGCCTTTGCCCAGTTTATGTAATCAGCCTTATTTCCACCATAGCCTTTACTGCCTATATTTTCAAAATATCTGGCTCTGAAACTTTCTGTGTCCTCCTCGTCTTCTCCTTCTGTAATAACAGAAGTAAGCATAGCTGACACAAGGTATGGATTGTATTCTATGGGAATAAGAGTTCCAAACTTGGTATTTTCCACACTTCCTGCTGTGTCACATTTTAGTTTGTAAATACCCTCACTTATTTTTTCTGTAACGGTGTATCTCAAGTCATCAAGGGCAAATTTATCTCCAATGTCAATGTTCCCCTGAAACTCTCCCTTGAGAATGGCATTGGTAGCTTTCTTAGGCTCAAGACCTATTTCCTTTGCCCTTAAAACTAAGTAATCTCTCTGTGCTGTATCAGCAAAGGACTCATTAAGACAGTTGTCTAAAGCAACATAAATCTGAGCTATTTCACTACATACAGGGGCAACAGCATCATATATTACAGAGCCTTGTCTTTTATCTACATTACTGGGAACATTGGCAAGAACTCTGCTCATTATTCTTTCATAAGTTAAATTTTCGTACATTTAATTCCCCCTAAAATTCAAATTCCTTTTCTATTTTCACATCACCCATAGACGAAACAACTGTAAATGCTACAAGTACAGAACCCTTTCCCTTTGTAATGACAAAATCTGTCACACTTTCTATTCTGTCATCAATTAATAGTGCTTCTTCAATTCTGCCTTTTATAACAGCACATACATAGGAAATAGGCTTTCCTATAAGGTCCTTTATTTCAATACCATAATTTCTGGAATATATAATGTAGTCATATCTGTCAGTAGAGAGAATACAATATATACTCTGCCTTAAAGCCTCCAAACCGTCACAATAGCCTTTTACTTCTGTACTTTTAACCCTGTAGGTATAACTAGGGCTTTGTGTAATTTCTTCTGATTTTATTACTTCCGGTGTCACACTTATCCCTCCCTGTCTAACACAATGTATCTCTGACCACCTTGTTGTCTTAACATAATTACGGTGTCTTCTTTTTTAAGGCTGTTGTCTATTTTCATAGCTACAGTTCTGTCATCTATATGGACATTTATTGTCCTTTCTCTCAAATGTTCAGCTACAGTAATAAAATCCTTTGTAAGAATAAGCCTTTGCTCTGTTTCTATTTTTAATGGACTTTCATTTATAACCTTTCCAAAAACAGCCTCCAAAGGCTTTTGAGAATTAATAGCCTCCTGTGCCAATATTTTTACAGCATTACATAAATCACTCATTTAAAACACCTCCATCAACAGTAAGCCACATATACTCCTCATTATCTTTGTAGGTATGTTCACACTCTCTGACAGTAAATCTGTTGTTAAGTACAAAATCCCCAATATCTAAATTGACATTTATAATAGTTCCTGCCCTCATTGAAATATCTCCAAATGTACATATTTTCAAAGTTCTGGACTTTGTTTTGTATTTATTTAAAAGCATATTTGCATAGGCATTACCATCTATATTCTCTCCAATATGCTCATAAAGTTGCAAAAGTCCCCATTCCTTTATTTTTTCAGTATCCTTGGCTGTGTATACATTACTGATATGAGTATATTTTGTAGTTTTTTCATACTTTAGCTTTACGCTGTTGTATACATTGGAGTCAATGGAGCTTGTGTATTTATACTCAATAATGTCACTACTGTCAGCTAAAAAACTAGAACCCATATAAAGGGAATTTTTTAAGACAATAGCTCCAAAATCATCATATAAAACATACTTTTGCCTGTTGTATTTCTCCGTACTTTCCAAAGCATTGTACATTATGTCAAAAAGTGTAGAATTGTCTTCAATTCTAGGTGGTAGTACATAGGCTGTATTTGCTATATCTCCCGTTGTCAGATTGTAGTCGCTGGCAATCATTTTTAGTAAACCACTAGCTGTAATGTTGCTGTAAGTGTATGTGTCTTTATTCTTAAAATACCTTAACTGGTCATAGCAAAGTACAGTAATAGGAGAATTTTTATGCCTTTCCTTAGCAAAAACATAACCCTTAAATATAGGAATATTGTTCCTGTAAAAGGTAACTTGGTCCCCCTCCTTAAAATCCATTACATTGTCCTTTAATACTTTGAATTTAAGCTCCCCAGCACCATATAACCTTGTAGACCATTGTATTTCTTCAATAGGCTCAGGATTGAATATTGTTCCCCTGTGGTTTATGTAAATTTTGTTCTCCAATCTTCTCCTCCTTTGCCTTTTCTACTCTCTTTAATTCCTTTTCCAAATTCTCTACCCATGGATGCTTTGAAATAGCTGTTTCCTTGCTTATAATGTTTAAAGACTTGATACAGTTGTCTATTGCTTCACTTTCATTTATAAGCATATCTCTGTTAAAAATAGGCTTGGTTTCAATATTTCCAAAACTTCCTCTGCCAGTATTGGCAAGGTGTTGTTTGACAAACCATATAACTTTCATTAAGGAACTCTGATATTCCATTTCCATATTGTTGGCGTCAATGTCAATGTCTGAATACATACTCTTTATGTTAAGCTGATTAGGATTGCCACTTAACTTGTCATCTTTGGCATCATAACCCATACCATTTTCAATAACAGCCTTTCTGAAAATATCAATTATAGCCTTGTAATTTTCAGCATTTACCTGTATGGATAGTGTTTCAACCCCACCCATAGCACCGTCAATGGTTCTTACTTTGACAGCACCGTAAGTAGACAAATTCTGTCTAAATTCTCCTAGATTTTCGCCATCATAATTCTTTAGAACTAAAATGGTGTTTCTAGGGTCTTCTTCCATAGAATTGAGGAAATTGCTCTCTAAAATGTTAAGTCCGTCTTGTAAACACTTTACCCTTAATATGAGAGGTTCTTCACAATGGTTGTACTTAAAGGCAATAAGGGGTATTTTCTCCCAACCGTAACCTTGTTTGCTTGTACAAAAATATGGCGTAAACCACTCCTTGCCGTCATGTACCATTTTTCCTCTGTCTATGTAAAATCTGCTTATACCTTTTCTGTCATAAACCTCAATTTTTCGCCTTGTAATCCTTTTCTTGTTCTCGTAATTGACTACATCATAAAACCTTATTGCGTATGATAAAGCCTTGTGTTCACTGTCTTCCCAAATAGGAACTAATTCCCATGGATTTATTCGCTTGAAAGCAAAATTTCCATTGCTGTCATATCCAGTAAATAACCAACCTAAACCACAGTTTAAACTGTCCTCACAAATAGCCTTTAATGTCATATCAAAGTCAGCATTAAATATTTCCTTTAAGACCTTGTTTAACTTGGAATTACTGCTGTTTAATGTTATAGGCTTGCCTAATAAATAATTAACCTTTTGAATAACTAGCTTTCTGTATTGGTTGTCAACAATTCTGTTGTTGGGTACATTGTGTATTTCTGTAGGCTCTCCACCTATGCCAATGGCTGTCCTTTTCTTTAAAAGTACATCATGCCTGCCAGTAAAATATTCGTAACCCTTTATCATATTTCGCCTTTTTATGGAACTTTCAAATTCCTTTATCTGCTCTAAAATGTATTCTTCACTTGTCATAAAACCATTTTCTATTCCTTTGTTAATTCGCTCTGTCTGAAAAAAGGGAAATTGAAAATTAAACAT